TCTGATGGAGCGTGAACATTTGAGATCAATCCAAACAACGACTTCTACCACATCTGTCGGCGTTATTGGTATCCAACTGAGATTGAAGATTCTTGAGGCAGCAATTCTTAACTATGACTATGATCGTAAAGAAAAAGAGGAATGAAGTTCTTTTTTGCATTATATTTGATTGGTGTTTTCGGCCCCCTCTTTTATATGATTTTCGCAGGGTATTAAGATGAGGAAGAAGGTTGGTATTAAAGGTGTGCCATCGTCACCTGAGTCTTTGGAGAAACAAAGGGATTTAGCCGATGCTTTGGAGTTACGCAAACGTCCTAATCCAGGTCCATTTGGTATGTTTAGAGGGGGTGCCGGGAATCTCCCGAAATCTTCTGTTCTGAAACCTCCAACATGGCAAGAGTTTCTTCAGAATATGTCCGGAGAGTTTAAGGGGTTGCTCCGTAAAGGATTAGAAAGCCAAACTCCTGCTCAACAGAAGGAAACGTGGGAGAAGATGAAGTTCCAGGTAGAATATGGAGTGGGAGATGGAGAATCAGAAGAATTGAAATGGCACAAGAACAAATATGAACAGGATTTAATGCGGCAAGCTCCTCCTTATTTTAATACGCCAGGCGGGTATGAGCCTTTGCCTAAAGTAAAGCGGTTTTTAACGCCCAGCAAAAGAGTTAGGCTTTCACAGAATTTTGCATAAGGATACTGACATGGAATGGATAGTATTAGGAGTTATCTGTATAGCAATCTGGGGTTGGACTTGGGTTGTCATGGGTTCATAAGAGTGTGAATCTGACACTGGCACATTCGTGCCACAGCCTGGACATGGAGTCAGGGGTTGTGTGGGAGTGCAGATTCCAGCCCCCTGCTTTGGTGATTGTCAGGGGGCATCCACATACAAAGACATAATGTTAGAACAGTTTTCAATACCTAAAGGGATGAATGAAGAAGCACGGAGAATGATGCTCGATCCATTAGGATATGATCGAATAAAAGACATAGATGAAACGTATAATAGAAATCGGCGTAAGACTGATTATCAATTAAAGGAGATAGATGCCAAGAACAAAGAATTTCAGCGATGAGGAGTTGCGGTGTAAATGTTGTGACGAGAATTTAATGGAAGAGGATTTTTTGGAGAAGCTCCAAGAAGTCCGCGACAAATTTGGCGCACCAATGCACTTGAGTTCAGGTTACAGATGCCCAATCTGGAATGAACAGGTGTCAAAATCTGGACGAAAAGGACCGCACACAACAGGACGAGCTTGTGACATAAAAGTTTCAGGAAAGAATGCACTGAGATTGATTAACATTGCATTGGATTGTGGAATGCAGGGGATCGGGGTTAAGCAGCACGGGGAATATGCAGGACGTTTTGTCCATTTGGACGATTTAACAGACGGAGTTCGACCACATATTTGGAGTTATACATGATTGCATTATTGGGTACAGTTGGACTGGCAGCGGCCAAGACCTGCCTGTTGAGTCTGCTAACAGAGCGGATGGTGTTAAAGCTGACATTAACGCTGCTTGAGTGGGCTGCGGATCGGACGACTAACGAAGTCGATAACACGATGGTGTCCATGATGAGATCACAATTGCAGAAAACTGGAGTTATTTAGGTGGAGGGGAAAAAGGATTCCGCAAAGATCGCTGAGATTGAGCGACAGATCAGCGCGGCACGGCGTCAGCAGTTGGCACAGGAATCCCGCCGGGATTTCCTCAAGTTTGTGCAGTTGACGATGCCTGATCCAGAGCATATAGAGGACACGACACGTTCTGCGTTTGAAGTTGCCGGGCATCACGTTGGAATTGCAAATGCACTAGAGAGAGTCGAGCGCGGCAAGATCAAACGCTTGATTGTCACGCTGCCACCGAGGCACGGCAAATCCGAGATGGTGTCGCGGCGGTTTATCCCGTGGTTGTTGGGGAAGCATCCAAGGGAGAATCTAATCATGGCAACGTACAACGAGGATTTTGCACATGATTTTGGTAGTGATTGCCGTTCAGTGATGATGAGTCCCCAGTTTCTCCAAGTCTTTCCGGAGTTTGATTTCCGGCAGGGGAACATTAGTAAGGGGAAGCTGCAAACAGAGGCAGGAGGAGCTGCTTACTTCGTGGGTCGTGGGGGGTCGATCACAGGTCGTGGAGGCAACATCATCTTGGACGATCCAATCAAGGACGCAGTTGAAGCGCAGTCGCCAACGTTAAGGGAAACACTCTGGAATTGGTTTACCCAAGTTTTGATGACGAGGCTTACCACCAGCAAAGCCTTTGTGGTGATTGTACAGACGAGGTGGCATGAGGATGATTTAGTGGGGCGTTTGACGGACCCTATGAATCCACATTTCAACGAGGATGAGGCAAAGAAGTGGAAGATTATCAATCTCCCAGCATTTGCAGTAGAGAATGACCCTCTTAATCGCGAACCGGGAGAGGTGCTGTGGCCGCAGCGTTTTGACCAGGAGTTTCTGGAGGCACAACGCCGTTTGGACCCGCGAGGGTTTGCGTCTTTGTACCAGCAAACGCCTTCTCCAGAAGACGGCGATCTATTTAGGCGTGAGCATGTTCAGTATTACTCACGCAAGCAGCGGCCTACAGATTTGAAGGTCTTTGCTACAAGCGATCATGCAGTAGGAATTGACAAAACCCGGCATGATGCAACAGTCATGCTGATTTCTGGAGTAGATGAAGATGACAACATTTATCTGCTGGATTGCTGGTGGGAACGCGCACCTGCGGATGTGGTAGTGAATGCAATGATTCAGTTGATGCAAAAGTGGAAACCAATACTATGGTGGGCAGAGCGTGGGCATATCACTAAGGCTATCGGCCCATTCCTTCGCAAGCGGATGTACGAGACTCGCACCAACTGTTCCATTGATGAGGTGCAGCCGGTGGGAAACAAGGTCCAACGGGCGCAGAGCATGGTTGGGAGGGTAGCAATGGGGAAGGTATATTTCCCAAGAGAGCCGCCTTGGACGCAAAAGGCAATTGATGAAATGTTGAAGTTCCCCAACACGAGGCATGACGATTTCGTAGATGCTTTTGATCTTTTGGGCTTGGGCTTGGGATCATTGCGAGGACCGGGGAAGAGGTCAGCGCAAGTATTAACACCAAAGGTAGGCACTATTGCATGGTTGAAATGGAGTTCAGACATGGAAAAACAGAATAGAAAACAAGCATACGCAGGAGGATGGTGATGATTTCCGCACTTTCAGGGATGACTGGCATCGGGGCAGACCTCCCCTACAACGACATGGTGGTGGATGAACCTGCAAATCCCGAAGATATTGAAATCCCGGAGCGTCGTCGTGCGCTTGTCTCTCAGCAGCAAGCACGGGTTAGGGCTGCAAAGAAGTTCCATGAGAAGGGATTTAAGCAGATGCGTTTGGACATGGAGGCAGTGTTCCGGGGGTACTCAAAGGAGTCCGGCTGGAGCGATGACAAATACATTGCTAACATCCTCCAGCGGCATGTACATCAGAGAACGGCTGCGCTTTACAGCAAGAATCCAAAGCCAGTTGCCACCCGTAGGGAGCGACTCGACTACCAGCATTGGGATGGCAAGCCAGAGTCATTAGCACAGGCACGAGCAGAGGTTGCTGCCTCCATGCAAGTGGGGATGCCACCTCCAATGAACTCTGCATTAGTGGTGCAGGACTACGAACAGGTGCAACAATCTCATGCACAACTGGATCGGGTTGCCGAGACACTGCAACTGCTCTTCCGCTATTTCATGTCTGAGCAGACTCCCACCTTCAAGTCTTCAATGAAGCAGTTGGTGAGGAGAGTGATTACAACAGGTGTGGGATACGTCAAAGTCTGTTATGAACGGGAGATGGATCGTTCTCCAGAAGTATCAGCAAAGATTTCTGATGTACAGGCACAGGTGGATCATTTACGCAGGATTGCAGAAGAGGCAGTCCAGGGGACATTGTTTAAGGACGACCCAGAGATGGAAGAGTTGATGCTTTCGCTAGAGAGTTTGGAAAATGAGCCTCTTGTCCCAGTCCAAGAAGGACTGTTGTTTGATTTCCCTGAGTGCGACTCTGTGGTTATTGACCCCATGTGTAGGAATCTGAGGGGGTTTGTTGGTGCAAACTGGATTGCTCATGAACTCTTTTTACGTCCGGATGAGGTCAAGGAGATTTATGGGAAGGATATTGAAAAAGAATATCTGCACTACGATTTGAAGGGGCATCCCCAGGGAGAGACTGGAGTGCGGCACTCCTTATGGGAACGTGGAGAGGATAAGGATGATCTAAAGGGAGGATTGGCATTGGTTTGGGAAATTTATGACCGGCAGGCGGGGCTTCGATATGTTGTGTGTGACGGCTACCGCGATTTCCTGACACAGCCAGAGGCTCCCCCAATGAAGCTCAATGGATTCTGGCCGATTTTCTCGCTGACGTTCAACGAGTTGGAGCATAAGGATCGTCTCTTTCCTCCAAGCGATATCAAATTGCTTGCTCCAATGCAACATGAGTACAACCGGGCAAGAGAAGGACTACGGCAGCACAGACGAGCTAATTTGCCTAAGTATGCTTCCGCACCAGGTGCTTTGGAGGAAGCAGACAAGAAACTGCTTGAGTCTCCCGTCCCCCATTCTGTGCTGGAGCTGCAAGGACTAGCCACCGGGCAGAAGATTGGGGATGTGGTACAGCCATTCGAGCAGGTGGGCATTGATCCTGGTCTTTACGAGGTGAGGTCAATCTTTGATGATGTCCAGCTTACAGTAGGAATGCAGGAAGCCTCCTTTGGTCAAATATCAAAAGGAACAGCAACAGAGACAAGCATTGCAGAGAGTTCAAGAGTCAGCGCCCTTGGCGCAAACGTGGACGACCTTGATTCCTTCATGTCAGAAATCTGCCGTGCTGCGGGGCAGGTACTACTGTTGGAGATGTCGGGAGATGAGGTGCGCAGGATTGTTGGAGAAGGCGCGGCATGGCCAGAGTTAAGCCGGGAGGCGGTACTTCAGGAAGTGTGGTTAGAAATTGAAGCAGGGTCAACAGGAAAGCCTAACAAGGCAGCAGAATTACAGAACATTGAGCGCATCATCCCCTTTCTTATACAGATTCCAGGGATTGATCCAAAGTTCCTTGCAAGGGAGCTGCTCAAACGACTGGATGACAAAATGGATTTGGATGAGGCCATCGCTGCTTCAATGCCGTCCATCGTCGCAATGAACCAAATGCAGGGTGCAACCGCAAATGTTGAACGTGGAGACGCATCTGGAGAAACACAAGGAATGCAGGGTGGCGGGAATGCCCCCTTGCCAAGCCCGGCAGCAGGGGGACTCCCTCAGATGCCGACGATGATGAATTAACCCTTTACCAAGGACGAAAATGCCGCTAGAGGAACAGCAAGACTCGGATTCGTCCTCCGTGTCTGAAACAACTGACGTAGCCTCTGATGAGGCCGAGCTTTCGTCAAGCTCAGAGGGCGAAACCGAGCAACAAGTGGAGCCTGAAACCACTTTGTTGGATGTAGTGGAGGATGCACTAAAGTCGAACAGAGAGGATCAGGATGCCATGCCTCCGGAGCCGCCTGCCGGAGAAGTTGAGAACGTAGATAAGGAGAAACTTGAGGCTCCCGATCTTTCGCTGTCCTCTCAGGAGGACAAGGAGGAGGATTGGTCGGATGTCCCATTCAACAAACACCCCCGTTTTCAGTCTTTGGTTCAAGAGAAGAACCGTCTAAAAGCGGAGTCTGGGCTGTACCGTGAGGATGCGGATCAGTACCGGAAGATCACTGACTTTATCACCACGAATCGGCTCTCGGCAGAGGAAGCAGCAGAGGGTTTTCGTGTAATGAGTCTGATGAAGAATGACCCAACAAGGGCTTATGAAGCTTTACAGGGGCATTTGGAGTCACTTGCAAAGACGACTGGGGTAGAACTCTCAGAGGAATTGCAATCAAAGGTGGACGATGGGTTATTGGATGAGGATGCCGCACAGGAATTGAGTAAGGCACGGGCGGAGTTGGCACAGGAGCGCACATTGCGCGAATCCTCCCAGCAAACGTTGGCAGGACAGAATGCAGAAGCACAGTACAATGTCCTGCACGAGACCCTTAATCAGTGGGAGCAGAACACACGGCAGCGTGATCCAGACTACGAACTCAAGAATGAGGAACTAAACGACCGAGTACAGGCACTGGTTGCAGAGCGAGGACGACCTGTCACTTCTGAAGAGGCATTGGCAATTGCCAATGATGCCTACAAGGTGGTGACTGACCGGCACAGAAGCCGGGTTCCTGCAAAGCGATCCCTGCGTTCGGCCACAGGCGGAAAATTGGGTGGGACTCCAGTTGCAGAACCAGCAAATCTACGAGAAGTAGTGGAACAGGTGATGGCGGGGACACCCTAATAACTAGAGAAAGATCATGGCATTTAGTGCAGGAGAAGTTGCCAACATCGCAAATGCGGCGTTGGATTTTTACTTGGACAAAGGGAATGTTTTTTCCCAGACGATCCAAGCACGTCCTTTGTTTAACGCAATGGACAAAGCGGCAAAGACGTTTCCAGGCGGTAAGGGAGAAGTCTCCCTCGCAGTCAAGGGGACATACACGACCGCTGTTGAGGGGTACACGCATAGTGATACGGTAACGTATGCAAACCCTGCAAACATTAAACGGGCAGAGTATCCGTGGAAGGAGCATCACGCTGGTATTTCGGTGACTCATACCGAACTCAAGCATGATGGGATTTCCGTGGTAGACGGAGGCGGTGGTGAGTCCACTAGCGGCCATAGTGGGCGAGAGGCCACAATGTTGGCAAATTTGCTAGAGGACAAACTGGAGGACATGGCAGAGGGGTATGCTCGTGGGATGAACACCCTGCTTTATGGGGATGGAGTCGCCACGGGAGATGTTCTTCAGGGGATTCAACACGTTTTGCCAGACGCTCCTTCGGCAGCAGCAACTACAGTAGGAGGTCTTGATTGTGTGGTAAACACCTGGTGGAGAAACCGGGCCAATGTCGCAATCACTCCTGCGGACTTGCTGACGTTTCTTCATACGGAGATTCGGCAGTTGCGCCGCTACGGAGGAAATCCCAAGATTGCGGTTTGCGGGTCTTCCTTCCTTGACCAATTGGTAACGCTAATCACTGCCAAGGGGAATTACACTCAAACCGGGTTTGCCGGACGAGGGGCAACAGACATTGAGATTGCAGATGTCCATTATGGGGGGATTACTTTCAAGTATGACCCCACGTTGGATGATCTGACTATCAGTGGACAAGACCCGAAGAAGCGTTGTTATATCATTGACCCGTCTAAGTTGTACTTGTCGTACATGACAGATGAGAAGATGAATCGGCATTCGCCGTCACGACCGCATGACAGTTATGTTATGTATCGTGCAATCACGACGACTTGTACGTTGTGTGCAAGTCAGCTTAACTGCCACGGGATTTACGAGATTACTTAATCCTGTGACGATTTGTTGGATGGAGGGGCTATCCCTCCATCCTTCCAACCTTTATCGAGAATCAGATGGAACAGGTCAATCATTATGTATGCAGTGTCGCTCTTGGTGGAGATGCGCGGCATACCTCGACGCGCCGGGGCTGCACGGCTCCAGAACTTGTATTGCTAAGGAAAATCCACGGAGACACCGCAGTAACACACATTAGTCTCAAAGCGAAGATTGAAACGGATTCTGATAGTGAGCGAACACGTTTAACAGAAATTTATGGAGCGGTTTTGATCCGCGAAGTTTTCGGAGGATTTGCAGACCTCCCAATGGACATTAAGAAAGCAAAAATCCCAAAGGAATTGTTTGCACTAGGAGATGATGCCCTTGGGGTAAAGACTCAGTTCAAGTCCAAGAAAACGAAAAAAGAAGAGCAACCAGCTCCCGCAGAGAAGACCACAGAGGAAAACCAAGTATACACTTGAGGTGAATGATGGCAAGAGGCACACAACTAAGGATACTGCTTGCAGACTTGAGAGCAGAGGCGGGGCATTCCACCTCAACGAATCTTGGAGATGCCACGCAGGAAATGATGCTGACTCTTTTGGAAAGGGTGCAGCGTCGTTTGTGGTCTGAATGGAGTTGGCCGTTTCTGCAAGTGCATCGGGATATTTCCCTTGCTACTGGGCAGAGGTACTATGACCTGCCAACGGATGTTGCTTTGGAGCGCATTGAACGAGCCGAGGTCAAAGACAGTGGTTACTGGCATCGTTTGATTTGGGGCATTTCCAGCTCAGAGTATTCTGCCTACGACTCTGACCAGGACACACGTTCATGGCCGCCGCTGCGGTGGGATGCTTACGAGGGCGATCAACTGGAGATATGGCCGATGCCATCGCAGGGGGTCGATGTAACGACAGGAAGTGGGACTCTGCGGCTACGGGGAGTAAAAACCCTCTCTGTCTTGGTTGCTCTTGATGACACAGCAGATTTGGATGACCAACTGGTAGTGCTTTTTTCAGCAGCAGAGTTACTGGCACGGCAGAAGTCTGGAGATGCACAACTGAAACTTGCACAAGCAAATGCTCACTTCCAACGGCTCAAGGCAAGATTGTCGAAAACTGATCCAATTGTACTAAGTGGGCATCCGCCTGTGCAGCGGGAGCGTCTTTATGTGGCAAGGTAATGGCGTATATACTTATTGAAGATTTCCGTGGAGGTCTGGACACTCGGAGAACGGTGGTCACAAGTGTGCCGGGAACTCTGGTTGAGCTGACCAATGCCCATTTGACGCGAGGTGGAGAGATTGAGAAGCGTCGTGCTTTTGTAAAGGTATGTGATCTTCCCTCTGGAACACATGGTCTTGCAGCAGCAGCCGGGCAAATCTATGTTTTTGGTGGAGTTGTGAAAAGCAGTCTGTCATTTCCTTCAGATACGCCAAGTAACCTGAACTACATCCAATTTGAGCATCCTGCTTCCTCTCCGGAGGCTATGACAAAAATGCTTGGTGCAGACTTCTTCAGTGGAAAGGTGTATGGCTCGGCGCAGTACGCAGACGGGCGTATCTACCACTATTGGGAAGGTCAGAAGCTCACGATAGTCACTTCGGGGTCTTTCCTGATTGGAGCAGATTACACGATAACAACGGTTGGGACTACCGATTTCACTGCAATAGGAGCAGATTCTAACACTGTGGGTTTGGAATTTGAGGCAACGGGAGTAGGAACAGGTGATGGAACCGCAGCATTGACCTCTCGCATTGTCGATTGGTTTGATGGACGAGCAAGGACTTCCACCACTCTCAGTCGTTCAAGCAGTGGGGTGGCCGCTGCCACCGGAACGGTGGAGATCACTGGAGGAACAGCGAACCCAGGAGACAACATACGTTTGGTGCGTGTGGATAATGTTGCTTTATATACTACGTCAGTTGCACATACTGGAGATCATACCACGACTGCAACGGCAGTTGCTGCCGCGATCAACGGGTTCACCTCAAATCCAAACTACACTGCCACATCTGCTCTTGCAGTTGTGACAATCACTGCGGCAACAACTGGAACAGCAACCAACGGTTTTGTTGTGTCGGTGGAGTTGGAAGGCATTCCGACAGCCGCAACCACAACAAACATGTCTGGTGGAGTGGATGACGCAATCACCGGCATCACAGTGGATTCGGTGCAGGTGTTGGACAATCCAGTGCTTTGGGTGGATGGAACAGACACGGCGACCACCTTCACGCAGAAGGTAGCAGACGAGATCAACCGCACTTCAAGCGCACCAGAGTGGTCGGCAACAGCAGTTGCTGGGAAGCTCAACATCATGGCCTTTGAGTCTGGGATTGTTTACAATACAAAGGCAACCGTGGTTACAGCAACTGGAGGAGTTGCAGCAACTCCTGCGGCGGCCACTGCTGGAGGATTTACGAGTGCAACCAGTTACACGCCGGGGAGGTTTGTCCGCGCATTCAAGAACAAGATGCACAGTCTTTCGGATTCTCTCTGGCATTACTCGTCAATTGCTGATCCAACGGACTGGGTAACTGAGTATGTCGAGGCAACTGGAGCTGGAGGTGCAGGGTTTGACAATTTGAGTAACCATGCGCGTGGGTCTGAGAACTTGCTTGCAATGGCCTCT